CAGACGGGATGATCTCAGGGGAGCGAGTATTGAGGTTTTGAAGTTCAGCGCTGCCAACACGATCTAAGAACAGCTTTTCGCCCGTGAGCTGTTCCATTTCAACGAAAGCCCGAGTACGCGCTTTCGTCTGCTCTGCGAGCTTGTAAACGCTGTCTTTATAGGCATTGAAATAGTGTTGAGGAATCGTCGGGTTGAGGTCGGCCATGGATACAGCTCCAAAGATCGGCAGTCATTTTTGGCTGTTGGTCTTGGAAACGCTCCCCGGCTTGCCGGACGCTCTTTCGACTGCGGACCCCGCCATTAATTGGGCTGCCCGCGGCCGTAATTACACTACGGCTAAACTAATCTGTCAAGCCGGTTTAGTTGACTAAGCTAAGCGACCTGGAATTTCTTCCAGGTCGCCTGCTTTTCCACCCGCCCGAGGAAAACCTATTGCTTCATTGTCAGCTCATATTCTTCTTTATATAAAGCGTCTAGCTGATCATGTATCCGTTTGAATTCTTCAAATGGATACTTGTTCTGATAAGCAGGATTATCACGCAGCTTCATAATCTCGGCGCGTATTTGCTGTGGTGTCCTGCCGGGAGTAGCAGCACCGCCCCCGACTTTATCATTGGCGAATACGTTTCGATGGATGTAATCCATAGCAAAAATGAGCGCTGCATCGGGACTGTTAGCGAATTCCTGCGGCAACCCGATTTTGGATAGCGTCTGTTTCGCCAGCTCACGGACGCCCTCCGCCCGCTCGCCAAACACCTTTTTGAAGGCTTCTATTTCTGCCTGCTGCCGCTGCGTTTCATGCTGCGCTGCCGCTTCAACCAAGGACTTGACCATGTTCAAGTTAAACCGGTCAAGCATTTCCGCCATTCCGGCAAACTGTTTGGGAGTCAAGCCGAGCTCATGCGCTTTTGCCTTCGCCACTTTGCTTAGTTCTTCGTTCGCGTTCTCTTTCCAGAGCGCTTGAACAGCTTCCGGTTCGCCAGAAAGGTCGGGAGCTTTGTACTCATAAGCATCTGCGGAATCCGGCACACCAATCGCTTTACGAAAAGCCTGCAACTCTTCCGGCGAGGCGTTCTCGCCAGGGATGGCAACACGATTAGCGAGCTTACCTATCTGTTGTTCTGCGTTAGCGTAGCTCTTAGCGAGCGCGTGCCACGGATTCTCAGACTTGGAAAAGTTTTCGGCCCATTTCGCTGACCGGTATTCTTCCGGCAAGCTCTCTATAAACGGGCGCGCCTCCAGCGCAGCCATTGCTTGTGGATCTGGCGCCGCTGATTGAACTATTGCCGAAACGCCCACATCTGGCAATTCTTCTGTTGACATAATGGTTATTCCTCCTGATTTTCAATCAATGCTCTGACGCGAGCAGACAAATTCCGTCTGACACGCAACCAGAGGTCTCGTTTCGATTTGTTGTAGATCGTCGAAAGGGCGTTAATTTCGCCCGTATTGTGGTTGACAGCAAGAGTGTCCCTGTCATAGAGGGACCACTCAAAAATGTCGCGCAACACTTCCAAGCCTTCTGGCGTATTCGCCACCAGCTCATACGCCCGCTGTAAATCGCTCGGCTCGCTTTTCTTACGTCGTGCCAAAAGCTAACCCTCCTGCTTGCGCAGCATCTTTAGCTGCTTTCGCTTGATTCTTCTGGATGGTAGATTGCTGTTCTTGCGCTTGCAAGTCCGCCATTTGAGCTTGTGCCTGCTGCCGCGCCTGCCGTGCCTGGTCGCGATCATCGCTTGCCCGCAATACTGCCGGTGGTGCGCCAACATGGTGCGCGTAAAGCTCAACCGTATTGTCTATATCAAGATTGTCGAGCGCATCCGCGGCGCCGCCATTCACCATCGCCATGACAAAATTTGTCAGTTGTTCAATACCTTGCTGAGAATCGGCTGCCATGGCGCGAGCCGCCGGTGAGCAAAAACGAACCGCAAAAGGCAGCTTGCCTGTAGCGTCCCAAAAATCTGCCACTACTTTTGGCATCACAAGTGGGATAACACCATCGTTTTTCATGTGGGTAATAAGCACCGCGTCGCGGATCGGGTGAAAGCCCAGCATATTGCGACGCCATAGAACATCCAATACCCACATGATCGCCGGGTGCAAAACTTCCGACATTTGACGGGCGAAGTAATTACCCAAAGCCTGGTTGCGGAAGTCAGTCCTGACTCTCACTTCGCCTAAAGTCATGCGGGTTTTGTTGTTAAAATCCAAAAGTTTGTCGAGCAAAAACTTGACCATGATCCTTTCTTCGATCTGGTTCATACGCTCGTTGCCCACTCGCGGCTCTGGTACGTCGATCAGCTTTTCTACTGGCGGGCGTGTTGACTCGACCATGCCTTTAGAAGTAATAAGCATGTTTTTGCCGTCCATGCCCAGGTCAACAGTGTCAATGTTTCCGAATTGGTCAGCGCGAATTCCGACAGGCGGCCCGTAGTGTAAGCCGAGAGCCTTGTTCATGCTGGCAGTGATCAGATTGGCTTCCCTTATTGTCGGCATGGCGTTCATTGCCAGGCTGCGCCCATAAACTTCACCAGGACGTTTACGGAAGCGGCTAATCCAGGTTGTAAGCCTGTCCAAGCCGTCAACCTTCAAAATGTTGTCGGTGTCAAGCTCCATGTGAATCGAGGCCCACGCTTTGTTTATCTTAGGCGCGCCACGTCTGCCTTGAGGCCGTGGGTATATGATGTGGAGAACACGAACGATGTCTTCTTGATTCTCAATGACGTTGTACTTTCTCTGCACCTCGTCAGAGCAGTTTTTCAAGCCGTAGCGCTCGACAACCTGTGAAACCGTCCATGAATACTCAAACGCAACAGAATCGATCCTGTTGCGGTCGCCTTCCGCGATTAGGCATGTCTCGATTGAAGCCGCGCGGAAATAACACGGGTTGACCAAATCATACTCGTCTTCTTCACCAACTATCCCGCTTGTGCCGAGCGTAATCTGCTCGTGAATATGCTCGGCAAACGCTGTTGACCAGCCGCACTCTTCGTTAGCAAAAGGTTGCCGTGCCCGCTGTGTGACTTCCTCGTAATACGCTTTGACGTCTTTTTTACGGAGCAGCTTTTTCATTTCCGGCGAAGTCGCCATCAATGGGTGAGGCACTACTTCGAAAGACTCTTGCGCGTTGGGCCAGAGAGCGCCGGTAAATGCGGCCGCTGCTTGCTCGGCGCAATCTACGGCGATGTCGTTGTGAACGCCTTTGACTGTTACTCGCGGTGTAAATGTCGCACGGCTGGTGTCGCCCCACCAGGCATTGCGCAGCAGAACGTACTTGGAAATTTGGTCGAAGGTATCGCGCATACCATGGCGGTACTGAAGCATCCGCTGGTAGCGGCGTCTACAGTCAGAAGCCAGCTCTGTGTTAATCACGCCTAGTTACCCAAGATAGTGAGCCTGCCTGTGTTCACCCTGTTATTGCGCAAGCCTTGTGACGAAGTACGGATGAAGTCGAGCACGCCGAGCGCGGCTGCGCGGCTAATATCGCTACCGGCTACGGCGTCGCCTATCTTCTGCTTTACACCAGCGGCAATTGTTGAACGCTGCGCCGCGGCAGCCGCGCGGCTTGCTGCTTGCTGCTGTAGTAATTGTTGTTCAGCGGCGTTCAGTTTAGCCAGGTCGCTTCTGATGCTCAATTCTGAACTTGAGGGACCGCTTTTGAATAACCCGCCAAAGCCCATTAGTTTACCTCCGTCCCAGTTAGCTTAACATCCTTAACGGTCAAAGTCACTCAAAACCCGGGCCACTTCTGACGGCTTGGCGTGAGACATGAATTCCCGCGCCAAGCGCTGCAATTCCGCCGGGCGTTCACCAGCGACCTCATAGGCGAAGGTCAAAGCGCAAGCATCAGCGATGTCAACAGATTTCCCATAACTCTTCTTGATCTCGTCTTTCGGTTTAATCTTGATCTTCTCAGAGCCGGTTTGCTGAACGAAGTCAGGAATGGCGAGCAGGTCGCCAGTTACCCGGTCTTCATTCGGAATGGAAACGTGTTCGCCGGTGTCACCGAACCAATCGCGCATGTTCATGTACATTTCGGCGCGTTTATTAGCGTATCGAGGTTCGCTTGACTGAGCGCCGAAATGGATGACATCGACTTGCCGACTGAAACCCAATTCGCGTAACCGGCTGGCGGCACCTTCACCGATGGCGTAGTCGATGAAGCATTTAGCTACTTTCTTGCCGTTGTAGCCATTAGCCAGGAATCGAGCGATTATGCCCACCAACTGCATGTCGTCCATTTTGTCCCAGACCATTACTTCCCGGATGACTTTTCCTTGCCGGAAACAGATGGCGGTCCGGTCGCCACTGCGTGCCGGGTCTACGCCCATAATCAGCGGTGCGTAGGGGTCAAGAGCGATAGTGCCGTTTTTGCCGTTTGCCGCCGCGCGGTACACCGCATCCGGTGGGTAAAGAGTATCCTTAGAGGCCTGAAAGGACTCATCAATCGTGCTTGGATATTCCTGCTTAAAGAGCCAGAGAGCGCCAAGGTCAGCGATCATCATGTGCCGCCAGTACAACCGGCGGAGCTGTTCTTCACGCGACTTGTGCTTCAAATGCATTTCCGCGTGAATGAGTGCCTCCTCGTTCGGTTCCCAGCCGGGCGGTGGCTCTGTCTGATAACGCGGGTCGTTATGGTAAGGGTCAAAGAAGATCCGCCAGCGGTTTGTTTTTTGAGTCCATAAGCCTGTTTTCGGGTCGAAGTTTTCCAATGTTTGCTGGACAAACTTGTGCCATGGTGTCTCGCGTCCTTTACTCGTTGTTTCCCGATAGGCTTCTGATCCGATGCTGAACGAGAGTGCCGGATAAATTGAAGCCGCCACCTCTGCCGCGTTCTCCCAGCTTGTTTCCTCAGAGCCGTGGAAGAAGTGAGCGTTATCAGAGCGCACCGCGTCCGGTGACCCGGCTGTAGCGATTGTTACCTGAGCGTTATTGGCGAAGACAATCTCTTTTGTGTTCTCGACCGGACGACCGGGCGTGATGCTTTCCGGTGCCGCCGCGCACATCTTCCTCATGCGCCGCAAAAACTTTCCTGTCGAGTCGCGGGTGTGGCTGACGATCAGAACTTTCAAACCAGGGGTTTTGGTGCATTTCCAGTAAGCGCGTGATTGAATCTCGGTAGACCAGCCGACCTGGCGAGGCTTCACAACGCCGAGCGCGACGTAGCCGACCTCCGCCAGCATTTGATCGGCTGCCGCCTGAAAGGCACGCTGACCAGGGCGTTTGATGTAGGGAACTAAACCGGCGGTTGAATCTTCCCGCCACAAGGCTTCAAACTGAGCGACGTCCAGTTCTGTGAACTGAATGTCTTTCGGTTCGATTTTCACTATGTGCCGGCAAAAGAAGTCGTGGTCATACAGCAAGCGCTGTAACACGTCCCATTGTTGCGAGTCCATGTCGGCAAGAGGCATTACAGAACGTCCTCCCACGATACCGGCTTGGCGAGAAGTTCACCAGCGGGTTCAATGACGGTGACGGAAGGTGAGTTGACAATTTCCTGATACCGTTTCTCCGCGGCGCCTATTTCGGTGAGTAGTTCGCCCAGTGTTTGAATTTTGTGTGTATTCTCCACGTACTGAGTTGGCTTGCCATGTCCACGGTCGAGTAGTGAATTGGCCGCGGCTATCCTCGCCATGACGCTGGCTTTTGGATCGTCGAGAGCGAGAGCGAGAGCCATGATTGCTTTTTCCGTATGTTCCGCCGCCAGTTCTTTTAGTGATTTTTTGACTGGTGGTTCAGGTGGAGTAGTCTGTTCGGTTTGAGTAGTCCGTTCGGTTTGAGTAGTCCGTTCGGTCTGAGTAGTCCGTTCGGTTTGAGTAGTCCGTTCGGTCTGAGTAGTCTGTTCAGACCGAACAGCCGCCGGGTTGGTGTCCAGCGGCTGATTCAGTGTGTTTTGACCGGACGGTTCAATCGTCATCTGAGAGTGCTGCAATTTCGGCTTCCATGGACTTCGGCACCATGGAATCTTTCCGTTCGAGCTTTTGCTGCTCGCGGTCAAATGCTTCCGGTTCGGTCAGAATCAGCTTGATCGCCTGGCGTAATGAGTTAGCATCCGGGTACAGGTGTGGATCGACTGCTGTTTCTCGCTGTTCGCGTTCACCAGTGCGTAGATCAACGTGGATGTAGGGGACAGTGCCTATTTCTTCCGCGTATTTGACAAGCTGCGCGTAGTCGGCAATCCAGTTCAGGCGGTGAAGTGGGTCACGGATCGGCGGCAAGTCACCTTCGACTTTCACCAGTTGGACAATGCGAACATTCGTGCCACCAAGTTTTTCCATGAGCTTGGTTTTCTTGTAGCGGTGGAAGAGGCCCAGTGGAGTGAAATCCTTGTTCGCCACTGCTTGCAGCGGCCAGCGATAAGTCTTCTCGAACGGTACGTGCTCGTAACCATCGGCTGTTTTCTTGTAATACGTGCCTGCATAAGTGGCTTTGATTGACGGCGGTTCGACTGCTCTGGCTGCCGCTTGTTTCACTATGTCCAGTGCTTTGGGTGCTGTCATCTGACGACTCCTGATTCGACTCGCTCGTCAGAGTAACCCAACCGCCCTGATTTTGCAATATGCCCTGATTAACGAGCTTGTGTTGTCAAGTTTCGAAATTTCTGAGCCCGGGCGTGATTTGCTAAGTTGTCATGATTCTAAATTTTGGGGCTTGCTAAGTTGTCATGATTCGAAATTTTGGGGTTTGGGGTGTACGTAGGTTTTGTCGCCCGCCGGCGCCCGCCCGTCAAGGGGCGCCATAGGGGTCAGGGCAAGCATGCTTTTCAAGGGACGCCGCCATGCCTGGGACAGGCTGAGGAAGTATTCCGCTAAGCGCCGCCAGCACTTGGCATGACGGCTTGGCGTAGTATGACGGCTTACCTAGCATGACAAGTTAGCGTGGTATGACGGCTTATCGGCTCAACCGTCATACTGTCATGACCCTACCTTGTCAATAGATTAAACGCGCTTGACAACCGCCCTGAGGACAAGTCAAGGGTACCCAGCGGTTTGTCAAGCGCGCTTGACAATACAACTAAGACAATCCTGACGGCTTAAGCTACTTGACAAGACGGCTAAAGCGTTAAGCCGTCATAATCTAAGCTGTCGTGACCGGAAACGCTGCGCCC